TGTTGACCACTGCCATCACACAGGAAAAATAAGGGCGTTGCTTTGCAATAGTTGTAACCTAGGGATAGGGCATCTTGACGACGACATTAACAAGGTAGCGCTTGCGCTATCATATCTAAAGAAACATTTTACAGATTGTCTATAATAGATAATAAGAATAAGGAACAATAATATATGAGCGAATTCACTAATGCCGATAAGGTAAGCTTTGTAAGAACCTTGTTGGCGGAGCATAACCATCTCTGGGATAACAAGCGGGCTGAGATGGAAAGGTTTAAGTCGGCGTACATGAACGACTTCTATAAGGATAAGAACAGGACAAACCAGATCCAAGTTGAGACGTCTGACGGGTATGCATACATCGAAGGGTTCATTGCTTCTCTGTTTAGCAAAGCCCCTGCCGTTGAGGTAGGTGCTGATTCGCAGGGGAAGGGAGATAAAAATCTAGCCAAAGCAATTGCCAATAGGTTTCTATTCACACAGCGTACACAACTTGAACTGAATAGTCGTATGGCTCTTATATATCCTCAGTCGTTTGTTAAGATGTATCCTAAAGACGCAAAGAATATTCTTGATAGGGTTGGCATAAAAGCCTTATCCCCTTGGGATGTTATTGTTGATAGAGATTCTTCCTCATGGGATGAGCAGCGCTTTGTTGGACATATTTACTTTGAGACTGTCTCAGCCATGAACAAGAAGTTTGGACGGAAGAAGTGGTTACCAGTGAAGAAGGAAGACTACTTCGAGAAGGCTGTGGCTGTAGGCAATGGGACAGTTGATGTCTCTGACTTGCCTAACCAGTTCCTATACTGCAAGGTTGTTGAGCTATATGACTTTGTAAATAATAAACTTTATTTCTGGACACCTAATATAAGGAACCAAGATAGATTGCTAAGTGAAGAGGATATTCCTCTTACACTAAGTAATGGAGAAGCAGCAGCGCCTATCCTACCTTTGTATTATTCTCGTGTACCAGATCAACCAATGGATGGCATAAGCGCTATGAAGCGTATTTATGACCAACTATATGAAAAGAACATACTGCGATCATTTTGGGCAAATGCCGTACGTCGTGACACCCGACAGTTCCTTGTTCGTGAAGGGGCAATCGATGACGAAGCACTAGCGAAAATAACCGCAGGGATAGATGGGGCTATGATCCCCGTAGACGCTGAGAACTTAGCAGGGTTGATATCAGTTGTCCCGTCTATTCCAATTTCAAGTAACCATAGCATATACCTGAATCAAATTGATCAGGACTTGGCTAAGGGTTCAGTAATGGCACCGTTCACCAGAGGTGAGGCAAGCAAGTCGTCAGCAACAGAAGTTGCAGCATTGGCGCAGTATACTGCATCAGAGATTGGACGACTGGCTCGTGAGAGAGACGGTATGATAGAAAACATATCCGAGATGTATATACGTATCATAGGACTTATCTCAGAGGAATCTGATAGAGAGGTTGTCCTTATTGAGGGTAAACCAACTATCGTTGCTCCTTCTAAACTTGACGGAAAGTTTAAGTTCGTTGCACAAGATCAAGCCTCAACACCTATCGCCGAGAGCGTCAAGAGACAACAGATACTTCAGTTGGCTCCTATCCTTGGACAACTTGGTGTTGAGCAATGGAAGATACGTGATGAGATTATCCGTCTGTTTGACTTGCCTCGTCAGTTCTCTGAGACACCAGAGGTTCAGGAAGAGGTTGGTCCTCGTGGTGCAATGCCACAGGGACGCCCTGACGGAGCGCCTTTCCACACACAGCCACCTTCACCAGAGGAAGCCATAGCGCAGTCTCTAAGAGGCGGTAGGGGCAGGAAGATGCCTTTGCCCGGTGAGATGACTTCGACAGATAAGGGGACATATTAATGCCCCTCTATCATTTTGCCTGTGAGGGTTGTGAGAACGTTGTTGAAGAACTAATGAAGTTCAGTGAAAGAGATGGATGGAAAGATAAACATGCTTGCGCTAACTGCGGTAGTGACTTTGTAGACAAGGTAACTATGCCAGCAAAGATGGCGGAGCAGTGGGCTGGATGGCAGGAAGGTTTATCCAGCAATATGTATTCTGCTGCGTTGGGACGTAAGGTTGTCAACCAGAGAGAAGAGGCAGAGATTGCCAAGAGCATGGGGTTTGTCGCTGCATCAGACTTACCTTCAAACTATGTTGAAGATAGGACCGCTGCGGCGAAGGAAGAGGATGCGTATTTTGATAAGATGAACGATGCTTATCAAGCAAAACTAACAGAGGGTGGAGGAACTTATGGCGCTGCTATTAAAGCAGTTGAAGAACTAATGCCCGCCAAACAGATGCTTAAGGAGGCTGAAGCACATGGCGATTGATATGGAAACAATAGACCCTAGGGTAATCGAGGGACAAGAACAGATTGCACAACAGGAGGATTCCCTCATGGGAGAATTCTCACCAACAGGAAGTTTCAGTCGCAAGGCATTGAATTCATTAGTGAAAGTTGCTAGAAAGTTGCAACCACTATTTGGACTTAAGGCAGACTATCCAGACTTTGATGAGGACGCTGAAGTGCTCCCAACAGAATTCACTAGACTACTTATGATGTTCAAGCAAGCTACTGATGACGCTGTTGCTGCTGAAGCGGTAGACGCTGACAAGGTATTTATCCTTGACGACGTTACTGACGACAGTGGTATTCAGGTTATTGCCGGTAAGCTAACTGCACTTGCGAAAGATAAAGCATTTAAAAAGTTCTTAGATTCACCACCACCTGAAGCACCAGAGGTTGAAGAGGAAGTGGTTGTTGATGAAGAACGAACACCGGCACCAGAAGAGATGGACACTTCAATTGATGAACTGTTCGGGGGGAGACTATAATGCCAAGGACACCTAGACAATATCACGAACGTCCAGAATCTACTAGAGGTAGTAGAGCCCATGATGAAGAGGAACGTAGACGACGAGAGGCACATGCTTCTTCAGGTGAAGACCCCGCTGAATACACCCCTAGTTTAATTGCTGACACATTTCAGAACATGGCATACGATGCATTTGGACCAACAGGTGAGGCTATTGGTGACTTCTCTGGTGCAGTATATGGCGCAGCTACTGATGAAGACTTAGGCTTTGGTGACATGTGGGACTTGTTATCTGACGAAGAGAAAAGCAATATAACCACGGAAGGTGCTATAGCTGCCGGAACCGCAGGCGTTGGCGCAGTAGCTGGTCCTGCTCTACGAGCAATACCAAGGTTAGGCAGGGCATTACGAAGAGGGGGAAGGGTTGCTGATGACAGCAGTATATTGCCTAGTCTTTCACCAGACGACATAGACTTAGAGAGAGGCAGGATTCCTCAAAGACCAAGAGACGCACCAGACGCACCAACAACATATGATCGAAATATACCAGATGAGGAACTAGCTGATATATTAGAAAATGAATGGGACACTATCGATAGTCTTAGTCCTGCAGAAAGAGAGATATACGAAAGACTTGTCGCAGGAGATGTTCCTGAGGCTACCAGAAGTAGTGGATACAGATTGTATAGCTTCCCTGATCCTCGCATCTTCCGCCGCCCCAGACTGAGCGAGAGCGATCGCCTGATGCGACAAGAACTTAACACTACATATGGAGATTGGAATGAAGCAATAGAAGCAGCCAGAGAATCAGCAACTGGCGGCAAGTTGCCTAATGCTATTGATGATCAGATACAGGAATTGTTTGAAGCTAATGTGACATTGGAAGACTTTCCACACGGACGTCCAGAAGGCACAAGGGTTATACCTGAAGATACAAGAAATTGGGTACAGAGAATGCAAGGAGGTCCTCTACCACCGGGCACGGCGTTTGAAGAGACTAGAGATGTAGCTATACAGCAAGGGGTTTATGATGATGCGACTAACCGAGCGAGGGCTATAAGACGATATTTAGAATCCTTTAAGAAAGGCAATCCTGAATTCAATCACGATTCTTTTATAAAAAGACTAAGAAAGGATATTATTAATGATGCTATGGGCAAAAGTGATTTATTGCCTGATGATGATATGCTTCAAATCTATAAGATAC